CTAGCACAGGGTAGCCCGTGGATCGTAGTGCCGGAAATCGACCGCAAGATCATTGAGCTGATGGATTCCAGCTGGATTGTCGATCTGTATACCCGGCCCGAACAGGTGACCGCCGATCAGCAGGAAGATCAGGCCATCGAGACCACCGTGATGAACGACGGTTTCGTGCCTCAGGCGGCAGTGAACGATGATCACGTGATTCACTGCACCATGATTGAGCAGTTTATCCAGTTCCGGCAGGGTGGACCACCTCAACCGGGCGCACCGCCAACGCCGCCGCAACCGCCGATTGCACCCGATTTTATGAGCAGGCTGATGCAACATGGGATGATGCATGTTCAGCTAGCACGGCAGGATGCGCAGTACATGCGGCAGAACCGGGTCCAGATCGAGATGTTCGCCCAGAAGTTTCAGGCGACCATGACCCAGTTGCAGCAGCAGCAGATGGGCCAGCAAAAAGCTGCTGGCACGATGGCTAATCTGAAGTCGCCGCCGGGAATGCCAACTATGCGCGGAGGCCCGCCGCCGGGCGGTGTCCCGCCAATGGTCCCGCCGCCGCCTCAACCCGGTGTTCCGGCTGGCCCGCCTAACCCGCAAAACAACGGAGGCCCGCAATGAAAGCGTGGATCAAGGCAATGATCTGGCGCCTGATCTCGATTCCGTTCCAGCGGGCGGTGAACTGGACGAGCGAAGATGCCAAGGCGTTCGACGCTTTTACCCGGACGCTGGCAGGACAGAAATTTTTAGAACTTCTGCGTCAAACCGTAGCTACCAACACGTTTCAAGCCGTTTACCACGAAAGGGTGAGCGCAAGTGCGAGGGCGCGGGGGATGCAGGATCTATTGGCCGTAATCCATCGGCTCCGAAGTTTTCCACCTCAGGAGGAGAGCGAATATTCGGACGAGGATGTCGAGCCGCTACCGTCGCAACGGACCCCGATTGATGGCCGGAGGTTCAATTTGAGCGGCGGAAACTCAGCCATCAGAAAATAGCAACGGAATGAGCGAGATAGTCTCCATATCGAGCGGGCCGCAAAACTCAGCTAGCAGTGAACAAGCTTTCGAAGGTGCGCCGAGTCCAGCATTTGGCCAAGAACCTCACGAAAGAGAAGAAGCTGGCACTGAAACCGATTCGACGGAGGAAAATGTTCCACGTGGAACAAATGGTGAGCAGGATGGTGAGCAGAATGGCGACGGATTGCCGAAATCTGCCGCGCAACGCAAACAGGAATCCAGATACGAGCGGACCAAACGCGAGAAAGCCGCGTTTCGCCAGCAGCAAGAGGCTTTTCGACAGCAGCAAGCGCAGTTTGCCAGAGAGCGAGCAGAGTTTGAGCAGTCGAAGAAGCCAAAACGCGATTATTCCTTGGACGACCTCAAGAAGTACCGGGAAGCATGGAGAAAAGAGGCCGAACAAGGCGTGGAAGGCCGCGCGGAACTGGTAACCAAGGCCGATGAAGAGATCAAGGCCATGGAGGAGGAGGAAAGAGCCTCCAAAATGGTCGTTGAACTGCCTAAACTCGGAACTCCGGAACATCGTCAGCAATGGCAGACGGCAGAAGCCGAAATCGCTGCTGCCGACCCGGAATTCATGAAGGCGGGCACCCGGATCGACACCAAGTTGCGCCAGATCTTCGCCGGACCACATGCCGATGCTTACCGCAACCATCCACAGGGCATTTTCGCCGCTTATGACCGTGCTAAACGGGAGTTGTTGGAAGAAGACGTAAATGGTCTTCGGACAGAGAATTCCCAACTCAAAAAAGAGCTGCAACGATTCGGCGGCTTGACTTCGATCTCCGGCGGTGTGCCGGGGCGCATGGGCGAAGGTGGAATCAACTCAACGGCTGATTTCGCCAAGCTTACCAGTGCCGAGATGAAAAAACATCTGCTAGCAGCGTCGAAGAAGAGCAAGGACAACACGGGGTGGCTCTAATCCTTAAAAGTAGCGACTAAACACACATGGCAACTACGGTTAATCAACCGATTTACGGGGCGGTCACCAGTACCGATAAAGCCTCGGAATATCGGATTTATTTCGCAAAAAAGCTGCTGGAGCATCAAGTAGACAAGCTTCAGCTCTATCAGTTCTGCTACGAAGCAGAGATCCCAAAGGGTCAGGGAGCTAAGACAATGAGGATGTTCCGGGCACCACCCGCTAACATCGCCAACGTCATTACCCTGACGGAAGGCATTCCTCCGACCAATGCGCCGTACAAACTCATCTTCGAGTTCGTTACCCGCTCACTCCAGCAATACGGCGGTTACGCCCAGATCTCGGATATCGTCGATGAGACGGAATTCCTGAATACCGGCGACGCCTTGATGGAAAAATTCGGGGAAGAGAGTGCATTATGGTGTGATACGTTGATACGCGATGCGTGCATCAACGGGTCAGTGGAAGAGCCGACCAAGTTTGGTAGGATGTATGCCGGGACAGCGGTCGATTGGACCACGCTTTCCGCGTTGACTGGCGCCACGGGCCGATTCAGCGGAGATGATCTGATCGATGCTTGCACCAAGCTCAGAATCCAGAAAGTTCCAGCTTTCGATGACGGCTGTTATGTGGCCGTTGTTTCGCCGGAACAGGAACGGGATCTGATCGAGGAACAAGGCTCGGCGTGGGTCTATGCTAGCGCGTTCAACAAGCCGGACCAGATCTGGAAAGGTGAGATCGGGACGTTATCCGGCATCAAAGTGATGCGGGCGACGAACGCCTGCTATCAGACCTCCGGCGGCACTGAAGGAGTTTACACTCCGGGTGGAGCGATCATCGCGGCTCTGGTTTTCGGGAAAGACGCTTTTGCTTGCCCGAAACTGAGCGGTGAAAATCCTCCGAAACCGAAGGTCTACACCATCACCGATCCGGACAGCGCCAACCCGTTCGGGCAGTTTATCACCTACGTGTGGAAGACGTTCTACAACGCAGTGTGCATGAGCACTTGGGCCGGGATCGTGCTGCAAACCAAGACAGCCTATACAGGCACCTAAAAGCCTATGGCAGCGTTAATCGGAGTAAACGTCACCCCTAAAGCGGCTGGCAGTGGCTACAGCGCCAAAGTGCCCTTGGATTTACTGGCAGAGGATGGAGTTCCGCCAGCGCAGGGTGATGCGGTGTCGTATTCGGTCGATGGGACGGTGCAATCGGTTGATGCCGAGAATGCCGTCATCAAGATCGAGTCGGTCAATGGCCAGCCGGTCGATGAATCATCCGCGCAGGAAGCCACCGAAGATGCTGGCGCTGGCGCGAATGCGGCTCCTGCACCGGGTTCCGCTGCTGCGATGCGCCCCGGCTTGGCCGCTGGCGCTAGCAAAGGCGGTTTGGGAATGTTTTGAACATCATCGTCAAATCCAAGAAAAGTGAGGGCGAACGGCGTGCCACCGAGCACGCCGCTCAAACTCGCAAGCATTACCATGACCGCGAGATACGAGACGGTTCGCGTTTCGTGAGCAAAGCGGGTTCAAAAGATCAGATCAAGAAAGCGTTAGACGATGCGAGCCGTTAAACTGAACGCCAAGGTCGAGCATCTCGACCAGATGAACGAACTTTATGGTCCGTTCGATCTCGACGTGAATACCGGGCGCCCGACGCCGCAATGGGAAGGCCGCAACCTTCATTCCATGAGGCTACCGTTCCCGCTCAGATCGGCGTATTTCCCCGAATTCTGGGTCAAACGGGTCCAAGTCAATCGTCGCGCGGTTAATTCCCTGATTCTGATCTTCAACGAGCTAGCAGCAACCCATACCCTCGAAGGCTTGCACAAGGTCGGGCTTGATCAGTTCGTCCGCTGTTATTGCTTCGGGGATTCAGCGCCGACGCTCTTCTGGTACGGCGCGGCGTGGGAACTCTCGTCTCAGGTGGCCGGAGAAGAGCTTGCTAGCACCATTAAAGTGTTCGGTCGCCACGGCTGGACCTATTGCGGTCTGGAGAACAGATCGAGAACGCGTGAATTCGAGTACTGGTAAATGAGAGAACCGCTATGGCGTGCAGTTCTGTGCTGGGGAACGGTGACCACCTTCCTCACCCTGCCGCTGATCATCTTCGCTATGGCGCTTGCTAGCAGGGAGTTTGGCTGGACTGAATTTGAGCAGCACATCAAAGAGTACAAATTCCTCGGCAACTTTTATCAATCAATCACTGCCCTTGTCTTCGGACTCTCGGGCCTTCGCAGTTTAGACAAATACGTCGAAACCAAAAACGGAAAAAAACCCCCTGATGCTCCCCATTAAAATCGCCCTTGTCTGGATCTCTCTGGCCACTATCGCGCTCGCCGCGAACAAATATGTCACTCCCGGCGGTTCTGGGAACGGTGCAAACTGGTCAACTCCTGCTAGCCCGGCAATCATCAATAGTTCCGGGGCAGGCGACGTGATTTACATGGCCGGAGGCAGTTATGGGAACGGGATTCCGGTCAACGCCAGCGGCAGCGCTAGCAGCCCGTTGACCATCAAGCGGGCAACGGCAGCGGATCACGGCGCTGATACCGGATGGAGTGCTAGCATGGATTCGCAGGCGGTTTTCAACACCGGCTGGCTGGTTTCAGGCAAATTTGTGACAATTGACGGCAATTGCTGGAAACCGCCCGGTATGCCGACCAAGTTCGGTTTCCTGATCAAGCACGCATCCGGCACAAAAGGCATCGACGCCGGAGGCAGTGCGGGTAACCTGACCGTAAAGAACGTGGCGGTGCCCGGTCCGGGGATCAATGGCAGTAAGGCCGAAGCAGACGGCATCCATTTTCCGTCCAATTCGTTGATCTCTGGGTGTGCGGTTTACGATACGGATGCCCTTCTCTTTGCTTGGAAAGGTAACACCGGAACCACCATCGAGTACTGCTACCTTTACAACGCTAGCAGCAACATCGTCTATTCCGGCAACTCGCAGGATCCGCACCCGGACGTGATCTATTCCGGCGGGATGCTTTATCAGGGAACGGTCCGCTATTGCGTGATCGCCAACGTCACCAGTGAAGGAATCTTCTTCGATCAGGAACAGCCCGGAGAAAATTTTCTGGTCTACGGATGCATTATGTTTCAAGGCGATTGTCAAACTGGCAATACGCCAATTCAGCTTCAGAACGGCGCTAGCTTTGGCAAGGTTTTCCTCTATCACAACACTTTCGTCGATTTCAATAAGTCGAATAACCTCGGGCCGGGCACCTCCACTGCTAGCGGCAGCGCGGTGGTGAACAATTTGTTCATCAATTATCTGCCTAACTGGGATAAAGGAGTGAACAACAACGGGTTTAGCTCGACCGGGATCGGGACCGCGCAGATCACTAATTCCGCTTCACCGTTCGTCACTTCGGGCGATAGAGTATGGGTAAAAGGTAGCGGAAATCCTCCGGCAACACGGGTGACCACTGGTGCGCCGGTTGGATACGACCCAGCCGGTTATGAAAAAGCGTTTGTCTTGTCCGACAACTCTTGGGCAAAAGGAAAAGCTATTTCTGCTCCCAGCGGCTATAATGTTGACCTTAACGGTGTCGCTGGAAATAATCTCGGAGCGTGGCAATCCGCCGGTTCATCCCCCTCTCCGTCTCCGAGCGCTTCCCCCGCTCCCACCGCTACACCCGCTCCCACGCCGACACCGCCCGCCGGAAACAAATTCAAGTCTGGCGATGCAGTAACCCCAACGGCGGTACTCAATGTTAGATCCAGTCCAGCAGGAACTGTGGCTGGCCAGCATAATCCCGGCGACGTGGGTATTGTTGTCCGTGGTCCTGATTCAGCGCCGTTAAACGGTGTGCCGGTCAACTGGTATCTGATCAGCTGGGATACCGCGCCTGCCGAAGGCTACAGCGGCGACGATGACCTGACCAAGACCACTCTGCCCTCGCCAACACCTTCTCCGACGCCTCCACCTCAACCCACACCCACTCCCAGCGTCACTTATAAGGAGTGGACCAACAAACTGAACACCAATCAAAGCGATTGGATCACCAAACATCCTCCATACCCTGACGGAGAATAGAACCTATGGCATTAGTTCATGTAGAAATCTGGTATTACAGCGGCGAGCCGGGAAAACCGGAATCGCCCTCTCAACCGGGCAAACCTGATCAAGGTTTACCAAAACCTCCCGGCGGCGAGCATCCCGATCAAGGATTGCCAAAACCTCCGGGGCAACCTGATCAAGGCTTACCCAAACCTCCCGGTGTGATTGCGCCTCCAATCGTGTTGCCGCCGGAAGTCTGGCCTCCGATTTTGGTTACTCCTCCAGTCGATCCGGGTTTTGGTCAGCCGAGACCGCCGACTGATCCGGGCTATGGGCGCCCAGAAGGCGGACGACCAGATCAAGGGTTGCCTCCTTCGCCCGGTCATCCTGACCAAGGATTGCCGCCGCAACCGGGGCATCCAAGTGGCCAGCCGTTGCCTCCGGGTTATGTCAGCGGACAACCAGTGCCTCCCGGCCAGCCGCCGCAACCAGATCAAGGATTGCCGCCTCAACCGGGTCATCCAAGCGGACAGCCAGTGCCTCCGGGCCAGCCGCCAAAACCGACACAACCGCTTCCGCCGACGCCCCAGCCAAAGAAGTAAATGTCGGATCTCACCAAGATTGATGATGTTGCCGGTGTGCCGATTTATTCGGTCACCGGCACCGTCAAATCGTTCGTTTTCAAGGCCGGTTTCATGATCGATGCGGACGGTTCGCCCAACTGTTATGGGCCGAACAATTCTGGCATCGATTACACCGCCAACGGCGGTACGCCCGGCGAAGATTGGTGGGGCGGGCCGACTGATGCTAGCGGGATGCCAATCGTTCAGAAGATCTACGATCCGTCTCCCGGCTTTTATGTCAGCGCCACGGCGCTAGCAAATCCTACCTTCCCAGAGGCCAGCCAATACCGTTATGTGGACAGTGAATGCATCCCCTTTTTCGTCCTTCCCGGCCAGCATTCCAATGGCGCAAAGCTGGGTGACGTTGGCTTGGTCTACAACACGCGAACCGGCGATAATTGCTATGCGGTCTACGGCGACGTGGGACCGTCAAGCAAGATTGGAGAAGGTTCTATGCGCTTGGCTGAAGCGCTCGCAATCTCGAGTGATCCGAAATCCGGCGGCACCGAGGCAAAGTTTCTGGTCTATCTGGTTTTCCCCGGAAGTGTGGGGGCATGGAAACCGCCAAGCGTCTGGTGGGATGCTGCTAACACGCTAACCCATTCATGGGGCGGGTTACCGCGCCTGAAACAAGTCATCGCTGAGTTATGAGTCTCATCGTCATTCTCCTGATTGTCTTGCTCCTTTTCGGCGGCGGCGGCGGATATTACGGCTATCGCCGGTACGGGTATAGCGGAGGATTCGGGATCTTCGGGCTGGTCCTTTTCATCCTTTTACTGATCTATTTATTCGGAGGGTTGCGCACTTGAGATGGCCGCGCCTGCTACGCCTGAGGTTGCCACGGATGTCAACTTCTCGAACGCCGAGACGGGGCGGATGCCGACGCCGAATAAGCTCAATCTCATTCTTGAAAGAGCGATTATTCAGCCGGGGGCGATTAGTAACAAGCCTGCTAGCAGCGGGGTCGCTACTGGGGATTACGTTCTTGTTCAGAAAGCAGATGGCAAGCTTTATAAGGTTCCCGGCACTGCAATTGTAGGCGGCGGTGCTCAAGGCCCGAAAGGTGATCCGGGCGTCGCTGGACCAGCCGGACCACAAGGCGGACCCGGCCCAATCGGACCAACTGGGCCTCCCGGTGGAGTCGGTCCACCCGGTCCTGCTAGCACTGTTACCGGCCCGGTAGGACCACCCGGACCTCTAGGACCACCCGGTCCGCAAGGCGATCCCGGTGTCAGTGATGTGCCCGGCCCGCCCGGCCCGCCGGGAATGAACTGGCGCGGCCTCTGGAACGCGGTCACCGCTTATGCCATCAACGATAC